TCGCGATCGGAATGCTCGGTGGTGTTCTCGCCGTTGGTGTCGACGACCGAGATGCCATCCATCTTCAGCTCGGTGTGGGTGAGCGTCAGACCGAGATGGTGCTCGCGCCAGGGATAGTTGCCGCGGACGATGTTGGCCGGAGTGAAGAAGCCAACCGTGTCGTTGTGGGTGTAGCCCTTGACGACATCGTTGCCCGAGCCGTCGCCAAACTGGCCATGCAGCGCAACCGAGATGTTGCCCTTGCCGCCTGGGAACGTCTTCGGGTTTTGCTCCGCCCACTTCAGGAGCGGCTTGTCTTGCAGGGTCTGGTAGAACTCTTCCGGCCGCGACCAGTAATAGTCGAGCGCGGAATTGGCGATATTGGTGATTTCTCCGGCTGTGAAAGCCATGGCTTAAGCGCTCCGAGCGCGGGGCTCGTCAACGCGATCGCTCTATCGCGAAATGAATCGCCTCCTTGAGACTCTTCGGTTCCGTCCGAGCGCCGTTGACCCGACTGATGCTGCTCGGAACCTGATGCGTAGCGCGTGGGTTGGGCACGAAGCGCGAGGCCATCGTGTTCGCCCGCTCGTAAGCCTGTTTGGCAATCTCGACGGCTTCGGCGGGTGAACGCGGCGGACCACGCTCGTGGACAACGCTGTGCAGCAGCTCCCTCACAACGGGCTCTTTGCGCGCGTAGTCGGGGTCGGATCGTCGAACCCCCTTTTCCCAGTCGGTCACCGCGCCCGCCACTGAAGCCTGGAATTGCTGCACGGCTTCGGCGTGAGTGCGTTGGGTCTGCTCCTGCGTCACCCGAGTGAGCTGCCCCTGAGCAAGTTGGTGCTGGGCTCTCACCTGGGCGGTGTACCGTGCCGCGTCCGCGGTCATATGCCCGCTCTGGACCGCCCCTTGGAGGTCAGCCGGGAGCTGTATGCCGAGGCTCTCCTGCGCCAGTTTGACGTAGGGCGCGACGCCCTCCAGAAACGTCCTGAAGTCGCCACGTCGCATCGCCGCGGCCAGATCCAGCACGAGCCCAAAATCTTCCTTGGCGATGTCCGCCTGCTTCAGGAAGGTTTGCAGCGCCTGCGTCGTCTGGGCCTGAGCTTCGAGCGGTCCGATCTGGGATTTGAGTCCGTTGATCTGAGCCCGAAACTCGTCGATGCGCTTTCGCGTGCGCGGTGAGAAGGAATCGACTTCCGCCTGGGTAAGCGGTCCTAAATCTTCCTTACCTTGCGCGCTGCCAGGAGCTGCCGACTCTCCTGACCTTGAGACGCCCCGTTCGTCACCGGAACCAGGCTGAACGCCCTTGCGGGGCGCTGCCTTGCGGACGACGTCGAGCAACGACTCGCGGCTCTCGGCACCTTCGCCGGAACGTGGGGTCGACGATTCCCCCGATACGTCGGGCGAGGCTGGGGTTGAGGCAGCTTCGCCTGGGGCCTCTCCGCCAGCCGGCGCTGGCGTCGAACCCGATTCATTTGCGACGATGGACGATTCGTCGGCCATTTAGTTTTTACGTCCCATGGGTTGGGGGTTGTGCCGCATTTGCAGCCAACACGCAACACCATGGGAACGCTTCGTCTCGCTTAGAACGCTGAACGCATCTTTCGCGATGCTATCGTCAGCCTACGATCGCGATCCTAAGCGCGTCAGAGACGGTTGGTAAACGCCAAAAATAAAACGATGATCAGGAGCACGCCAACGACCCCAATACCGCCGTGGTGAAAGCCATAGCCGTAGGCCCAAGGGACGCGACCAAAGTCGCCAGGACCGCCCGCGCCAAGAAAACCGCCAAACAGCACCAGGATCAAAACCACCGTTAAGACAATGCCAAGCGTGCTCATGGGGCGCTCCTCAATGCGTCGGCCCGGTTAACCGCCCCATGCCGGGGGTTGGCGTCGCCGGCCCCGACGCTTGCGGGGGCGTCGGCGGCGGGAAGCTGCCGCCGGGCCGCGGGTTCTGCGGCGCGTTCTGGTCGCCGGCCGGCCCCTGCATCTGCGGCGACTTCGCGCCAGCGCCAGGCGAGGGCGCAGCCATCTGGCCCGGCGGCGCTGGGCCGCCTGGGCCGCCGCGCGATAGGGTGTTCATCGCCACGATCGACGGCAGCGGCGACTTGAACGCTTGCGTCAGGTCGAGCTTATCGTCGAGCCGATGCAGGAGGTCGCGCGCCAGGAACTCGGGATCGATGCCCGGTATTTGCATGACCAAGGGATAGATCTTCTGCGCGTTGGCGATCTGCTGCGCCTGATTCGGGTTGCCGGAGCTGCCAGCCTCGATCTCCAGCCAGACCTCTTCGGCAATCTGCTGCCGGGTGAGATCCGGCCAAACCGCGCCGGGGCCGACGATGCGCTTGACGGTCGACTCGGCGACATTCGAGAACAGGAGCTGGCCGCCATACTTGGCGAGATGGGTCAGGAGATCGTCAAGGTCGTCGACATTCGAATCCATCGTCGTGGTGCGCGACGCTTCGGCGATCTGCGACTGGGTCGCCGAGTCGGAGTTGGTCGGCCCCATGTTGGCCTCCTGGAAGCCAACCACCCGGAGCGTGTCCTCGAAATAGGGCGTGACGTCGTACAAAGCTGGATTGATCTCCGGCCCGGTGAACGCCTGCAGAAGATCGCTGACTTTCTGACCTGGCTGGAGGCCGTTCAATTCGAGAATGGCGTTCGAAGGGTGCGATTCGAGCTTCTCGACATCCTCCGCGTCGAGCGCGCCGGCGGTGACCACCGTCTTGGGGCGAGCGGCGCGCCGGTGCTCGCGCAGGCCCTGCCGCGAAGTGTTGTAATCGAGCTGCATGTCCTTCATCAGCCGGACGTCGGAGGGCGGAAAAATATCGTCCTCATGGTCGGTTTCGTTGAAGGTTAGGGTGAACCAAGGCCAGAAGCGCTCAAGCGGCGTGTCGGGCGCGCCAGGCTCACGCATGAAGTCGGGATAGCCGTCGCAAACAATGTACACCATCCCGTCTTTGCGATTGTAAATCTCCCAAATGCACGCGCATTGCTTATCGTCGCCAGTGCCCTTGTCGCGCTCGTTCGGCCCAAGCTGCATGAGGCCGGCGCGCGCGCCAGCGTTCATGCCGCCGTCCGGCCGGCTGTAGGAAGTGTAATTCTTGCCGACGTCGCGACCGTAGATTTCTTTCACTTCGTTGGGGCTGAGAATGTATTCCTCCCCCACCCAATCGGAGCCGAGGAAACCGCGCAGATGAATGCACTTGGTGTCGGGAATGATCGAGAAGCTCGACGGATAATCGAACGTCAGACCCTCATGCGCGATAAACTCTACCTCGCCTTGCAGATCCTGGATCATCAACCGGAGCTGCTCAGCCTCCGCCGAATCCGGGTCGCTCTCGTCGTCGGCGATATCGGCGGCGAGGCGCTCCAACGTGCCGAGACGTTCATTGATGTCGCTAAGTTTGGCGATCACGTCTGGGCGCTTCTGCATAACCCGCTCAAAGCCAAGCTTGACGTAAGCCACACCGACAGTCAGGGCGCGGCGCACCGTCATCTTCATCAGTTGCTTGAAGGGATGCAGCTGCTGACTGACCTGGTAGGCGTAGAGCAGCTCCAGGGTCTTAGCGATCTTGTCCAGTAGCTCGGTCTGCTGCTTGACCTGGCTGGCGTCCTGAATGATCGCCATGCCCTGCTGCATCATCTGCGGCAGCATGGGGTTGGCCCCTGGAGGAGCAACACCCAACCCCGGAGGCATGCCAGGAGGCCCGCCGGGGGGCGGAGGCCCTGGCGGCTGTCCTGGCAGGCCGGGAGGCCCGGCAGGCGCACTCATGCCCGGCGGCGCGCCGGGGGGCGCTGGCGGGGCTCCCAGGGTCGCGCCGGCCAGCGCGCCAGACTGCATCGCCATCGCGCCGGCCTCTTGGATCGCCTGCAAGCTCTGCTCGGTGCCGTCCCAGACGGTGTTGAGGATCATCTCGCGCCGCTTGGCTACCGCTTTCGGGTTACGGGCGTAGAGAAAGCTAACCCTTTGGGTCACCTCGCGCAGGGTGATGTTCGCGACGTACCTTTTTTCTTTGGGGTTTTTCGACCATTGCTTGCCGAGGCAAAAGTCCTGGTCCTCCTTCATCCGATCGAAGGCCGGCTTCCAATGCTTCTTGGCGTGCTTGACTTCGGCGGCCCAGGCTTTGACCAGCGCCTTGCGCGCCGGCGGCGGATCCGGCCGCTCGCGATCGATCATCTTCGCTTCGGCTTCGCCCTGCTGCAGGATCTGTTGACCCGAGACGCCTTGGGGCGCGCCGAACAGAGCCTGCACCGCCGCTTGGTTCGGATCCATGGGACCAGGCATCACCCACCCGCCGCTTCTTCGTCAGTCAAATCATCCGTCAAACCTTCGGCCGCCAGCATTTGGTCATGGCGTTTGGCGACCCGCTCCCAAAAAGCATCAGGTATGTCTTCGGGCTCCTGCATGAGCCCTTCGACGCCCGCGGTATAACCAGCCATGTCCACGACTTTGCGGCGCGGTTCCAAGATGCGCTCAACCTTCTGCTGTCGCGTCTGCATCACCAGCCGTCCATCGCCATGCGCGCTTCGCGTTCGGCGCGCTTCGTGTTTTCTTTCACCCAGGCCAGGGTGAACTCTTGCACGGCCTGCTGCCGCGCTTTGGGCTTGCCGCGAGCCGGAACCTGCTTCATCAGCCCAAGCCCGATCAACGACAATGCATCGACGAAGTCATCAAAACCAGAATGGGGGAATTTTAGCAATTGGTCGCGCGCGTCGCTGAACCAGCGGGCGAAGCGCGGAAACCAAACCCGGCCCATGCTCATCCGCGCCGCAATCGACTGCGCCCGCGCCTGCTTGTCAGCGATCGGCGCGATCTCGTCGATCGAGCAGAACACCCGCTGCTCCAACATCCGCTTGCGTAAGAAGGGGCCGATCGATTTGGTGATCACGCCCTTCTCGCCCCACCACAGCATCGGTCGATATTTCGCCATCAAATTGATCACCGCCTCGATCGAGACGTCGCTCGACAGGCGCGCCCACACCAGGTCAGGCATGATCCAGAGGTTATCGTTCTGGTCGACGCCGACCACCATATGGCACGTCTTATCGTTCTCCTGCCCGGTCGACACCGCCATGTCGCTCGCGCCGTAATAGCGCAGGCTGTCGGGGTGTGGCAGGTCGGACATTTTGTTGTACATGCGAATGTGGTCGTTCTTGAAGAACGAGCCTTCCGCCGGCGTCGGCCGGCCCTGATAAAGGGCGCTGAAGCCGCGCGCGTCGGCGCGCCGTTGGTCGAGCAGAAACTCGGTGCCGAACCGCGACGGCCATAAGGGTTGATCGATCGGCCGGCCAAGCGGGTCGTCCTCTTCGGCGAGCGCCGGCAGGTTGATGATCGACCAGGTCGCCGCTTCTTCCTCGTTGTAATAGGGATTGGTCGGGTCAGTATGGCGACCGATGATGTCGTCTTCGTTCCAGCGGGTGGCGATGATCACCAGCGCCGCGTCCTGGGTCATCATGCGATAGCGCAGCACGTTGTTGTACCAGTTCCACAACGCCTCACGCACGATCGGCGAGTCGGCTTCCTTGCGGTTCTTGACCGGGTCATCGAGGATGTTGATGTCGCCGCCGCGGCCGGTCAGCGTGCCGCCGACGCCGACGAAGAACAGATCGCCGCCATCTTTGACGCGCAGGCGATCGTTGGCCGCGCCGCCGTAGCGCAGTTCCAGTTTCGGGAACACATGCCGGTAGAGCGGCGACTGCATCGTGGTCTTGACCACGCCGCCGATGTCTTGGGCGAATTTATCGTTGTAGGTCGAGAACACGATCGACTTGCGCGGGTTGCGGCCGACCGCCCAGGCGGGGAACAGCATCGACGCAAGCTTGGTCTTGCCATGCCGCGGCGGGCACGAGATCATCAAGCGTTTGATCCGGCCGGCCTCGACTTCCTCCAGCGCCGCGCCGATCACCCGATGGTGGCGCGCCACCTCATAGGACGAGCGCAAGGCGTCGACCCGGTTGTCCGGGTCGGGGCTCATGTAGCGCGCGAACGGGATCAGGCTCGCGCGGGCTTTGAGGATCTCCTTCTTCCGGTCGAGGAGAAGGAGGCGGCGGTCGGCATGATTCAACTATTGATCGTCGCTAGGTTCGTAGTCGTAGGTCCGCGGGATCTCGTCCGACGAGCCGCCGCTGGCCTTTTTGCCGGGCCGGTATTTCTCCACCATCGCGTCGCCATCACTGCTGACGCCGCCGCGCGAAAACGAACTGTTGGAGAAATCGCCGTCGTCGTCGCGGTTCATGCCAACGTGGCCGCCGCTCGAATCCACGCCGACACCGTGGCCGTGCGGGTCGCAATGGTCGTCGCCAGCGGTCGACGCGCCGGGGCTTCTCGGGTCAATCTTTTTCATGGCTCACTTGTCCTTGTCGTCGCCCTTGTGATGACCGGGCTTGTGCAGCGGCTCGCCTTCTTTTTCCGGCTGCTGCTTGCCTGGCGTTCCGGGGTGCTGCTGATCGAGCGCGTCATCCGGCCGGCGGTTCTCTTCGGCCTCTTTGCCGGCCTGAATCGCAAACTGGTGGCGGTCCTCTTCGAGCTGCTCCATGCGCTGCGCCTCCTCCTCGTTCACCGGCTGGCCGGCGACATAGTCAGGGTCGCCGGCTTGCGGCAACGGGCGCTTGTATTTCTGCGGCGGGTGCGGCTCGGTAACGAGGCCAACACGCTGCTCGGCGGTGAGGCTCTCGCGATCGACGCCAGACGCGCCCTGCGGCCAACGCTGATCATGCTCCGGTTCGTCAGGGCGCGGCATTGGGTTCGGCGGCTCTTGTCGGGGCGGCGCGGAGGTCGCCGGCGGCAGCGGCGGACGCAACGGTTGATCAGGCTCGCCCTGGCCGCCGGCGCGCGAGGACGGAGACTGATGGGGCTGCTGCTGCTGCTGTTGCGGAGGCGAATGGGCCGGGGGCCTCGCCGGCGGCTGCGGGTGCTGGGCCATGGGTCTTTCTCCTGGGAGTTGGCCGCCCCGACGTCGAGACGGCCCTACACGCTACACTAAACGTTGTTTTTACGACTTGGGTTGCGTGGCGTCGTATGCAGTGGTCGTCCAGCCTTCGCCGGGCTTGTAGATCGACACGATGATTTGCTCAGCCAATTCCGGCGGCGGCTCGGCCGGCGGCGGCATTTGCTCAGGCGGCACCGGCGTTCCGCCAGCCGGCGGCTCGATCGGCCCGCCAGTCACGTAGCCGGGCGGCCGACCGGGGGCCGGCCCGCCGCCAGGGTATTCGCCGCTCCAGCTGCCCGGCGGCCGATTGCCGGGGTGCTCGCCGCTCCAGCTGCCCGGCGGCCGATTGCCGGGATGACCCGGAGCCCAATCCGGCCGATCATAGCCAGGGTCAGCCGGACGGCCAGGATAGACCGGCCCGCCGCCTGGATATTCGCCGCCCCAAGAGCCAGGCGGCCGATTGCCGGGATGCGCGCCGTCCCAACTGCCAGGCGGCCGATTGCCAGGATGCGCGCCATCCCAACTGCCGGGCGGCCGATTGCCGGGGTGCTCGCCGCCAGGCGGCCCCTGGTCGGGGTAATTGCCCGCCAAGGGGGTGATAAGGGCAAGAAACGGCTGCGTCATGTTTGCTTCCTCCATCTTACTCGCCGGAAGGGGCGAGAGCACCGCGCCGTTGGAATCAACGACGTCGTAACTCAAAAGGACGTGCGCCGGCGGCGGCCACTGCACTGCCGGATCCCATACAAACTTCGCCATCAGGTCACCGACACCGCATTCGACATGACAGACGCTTGGCCGCCGCCGGTAAAGGCGGTGACTTGGCAAGCCAGCGAATGCCCGCTGTCGGCGGCGACAAGAAGATATTTAGCGAAGGTCGCGCCAGGGATCGCCACCGCGTCACGCAGCCATTTCGCGCCATAGGCGACCGGCGAGCCGTTCCAAATGCCCATGGTGCAGTTGAGCGCGTAGCCGACTGTCGGCGTGCCGGTCACCTGCGGCGCGTTGACATTGGTCGGCGCGACCGTCTGGGCCTTGTACTTTTTCGCATCGGCGACCAGGCGCGGGCGTTGCGCCCGCAACGCGCCGCGGGTCTTGCCTTTGGCGAAGGTGAGTTCCTTGGCGGTCATCGTCATCGCGAGAGACTCCTAACCAGACTGCGGACGGTTTGCGCTTGGCCGAGCGCTCGTTCGACAATTTCGATCGGCGGGTCGGGCTCGACCAGCACCTGGCCATTCGACTCGACCGTCTCCCGCACCCCCGGCGCGACCACGATCGGCGGCGTCGGCTGCCGCGCGATCGGCCCAAGGCTGAGCTGACCGGAGCAGCCGCTCAGCAAGATGGCGATGCAGCCAAGCCATCTCACCTCGCAGGTTTCGCGGGTTTCGCGACGGGCGGCGGCAGGAACGGAA